ACTGGGCAAGCCTGCACTTGAAGGATTGGATGAAATTCGAATTCCTCAAAATATTGCAGGCTCCTCTGTGAATCCCGCCGTAGGCGGGCGGCCCAGTGAAGAGGAGCGAGCGTGAGCTACGATTACATCTCCGGTACGCTTGGAGGCGCAATGCGACGCCGGCGTCGACGCCCTCGTATTAGATTTGCGTATAAAACGAATAATGCAATCCAATTAACACTTACAGCTCGCGGAGAACAAGAATTTAATTTTGCATCGTATTTTAGCGGTGAAAACTTAAGTTTTAGTCTAAGCGGGGATACAGCAAATCTTTCTATTGATGAAAGCACTGGAATTGCCAATACATCACTAGTGCCAGAAGGAAGCGCGGTTTACAACTTCTACGTGACTGCAACCAGTACACTCGGAAGTGTTCAATCGCCTGTCTTCGTGCTAAGTACGGAGTAATTATGACAAAAGGACAATTACTTGAAACCATTGCAAACTATTTTGTTGCAAAAGGTAAATATTTAAATATGCGAGAGTACAAGCAGCAGCCTGACTTTCCTGTAAGTCCGAACTTAGTACTTCGTGCTTACGGATCGTGGGGTCGTCTGCCGAGCAAAATCAAGAAGTATTATCCTGATATTGCAGCTAAAATTGGAGCGCCTGTAGTAGCGCCTAAGCCTGCGCTCAAAAAAGCAAAGGTAGCTGAGCCTGAAAATGAGCAAAGCAGCGAATCTTAAGACTGGAGACTATGTAAAGTGGAATTCGTCTGGAGGCACAGCCAAAGGACGAATTGAACACACAATGAAAGAAGGCGTGTTAGGAATTCCTGGCAGTAGTTTTTCTATTACTGCTACAGAAGAAGATCCAGCGGCTTTAATTCGTATTTACAGGGATGGTAAAGAGACTGAAACTCTGGTAGGCCATAAGTTTTCTACTCTTACTAAAATTTCCCGAGAAGAAGCTTTAAAGGCTGCGAATGGAATTAATATCATGACAAAAAATTTCTTTTTAGATACAGAGTTTAAAGCCTATGTAAGTGACGACGGGGATACTTACATTACAGGGCTTGCCAGTACTCCGGAAGTAGATCGTACTGGCGATATTATTGAATCGAATGCATGGTTAAAAGGCGGACTGGAAAACTACAAGAAAAATCCAGTAATTCTTTTTAATCACTCTTATGCGAAGCCAATCGGTAAAGCAGTAGAAATTCAAACCGATGCAGAAGGCTTACGAATTAAAGCTAAGATTTCTCGTGCTGCGGGCGAGATTTTAGATCTTATCAAAGATGGAGTCCTTGGAGCTTTCTCCGTTGGTTTTCGAATCAAGGATGCCGATTATATGCCAGAAACCGACGGATTTCGTATCAAAGATGCAGAGTTGTTTGAAATTTCAGTAGTATCTGTTCCTGCAAATCAATCTGCAATTTTTTCTTTGTCAAAGTCCTTTGAAAGCTCAGAGGAATATCAAAGTTTTAAACAGACCTTTATGAATGACGGCCTAGACGGGTTAGAAGAGAAAGTAAATGCTGAATCTTCGAGCGCCCCTGCGCCGGGAGAAGCGACTTCAGTCGCAACTATGGAGATAAAAAAGATGGATCCAAAAGAGTTAGAAGCACTAGTAGCTTCTGTTGCAGAAAAAACTGCACAAACATTAGCTGCTGCACAAGTCGAGCGTGAAGAAAAGGCTCGTCTTGCTGCCGAAGAAGCTGCTCGAAAAGCATCGGAAGAAAAGCAACTCTCCGATAAAATCTCGGTAGCAGTTACTACGGGGGCGGAACGACTTGTTGCAGATATTGAGAAGCGTTTTGCTGATAAGAACGCTGATCTGGAAAAGATCGTTAGCGATCTTCGTAATGAAATTTCTGAGAAGTCTCATGAAATTATGCAAATTCGTGAATCCAAGCGAATTTTTGCCGATCGTGCAGACGGCGATTGGAAGAAGGCTTTTGCAAAAGATGCGGATGACGCATTTATTCTTGGCCTGGTTACTCGCAAAGGCTGGCAGCAGACTTCGCTGGGTCGCCAACTGGTTGAAAAAGTTAACCAGCATTCGGGCGTTGAAGTTTCGAGCGCCGACTTTGAACAAACGGTATCGACAAACATTGAGCGTGATATTCAGAACGAGCTGATTCTGGCTCCTCTGTTCCGCGAAATTCCGATGACAGCAGCTAGCCTGATTCTGCCGATTCTGCCCGACGCTGGTTATGCAGAATTTACATCGTCGCAAGCTGCTGGCGGTTCTTCGCCGAAAGGCAACTTGGACCCGCGTTCGAATGCCTACGGTTCGCCGTACATTGGCGTTACAATGTCCGAGCGTGTACTGACTACCAAGAAGCTGATTTCGAAGAGCTATCTGGGTAACGAGACAGAAGAAGATGCGATTCTTCCGATTCTGCCTCTGATTCGTGAGTCGATGGTTCGTTCGCACGCTCGTGCAATCGAAGCTTCGATTCTCGTAGGTAACCATGCTGATGGTCCTTTCGGAACTGGTGGAGCTTCGTATGACGGTCTGATTACGCTGGCTGCTGCCGATAGCGCAAAGACTCAGAGCTCGACGGTAACGTATGCAAATACGGTCTTTACAGCCGCTGATCTGCTTGGTCTGCGTAAGAACATGGGCAAGTATGGTGTTCGTCCGGAAGACGTTGTTTACATCGTTAACCAGCGTACCTACTTCGAGCTGCTCGAAGATGCCGAGTTCCAGGACATGAACCTGGTTGGAAATCTGGCTACAAAGATCAATGGTCAAGTAGGTCAGATTTACGGTAGCCGTGTTCTGCTCTGCGACGAGTTCGCAACTCCGGCTGCTGGAAAGTATGCCGCTATCGCAGTTTATACGCGTAACTTCGTTGTTCCGCGTCTGCGTGGAGTTACGATTGAATCCGATTACGATGTTGAGAATCAGCGTCGTGTGCTGGTTGCATCGCAGCGTCTTGGCTTTATTGATATTATCGATGGAGCTACGTCTAAGTGGGCACTTCAGTACCCCGGTTCGTAAGAACTTAGGCGATACTAGGAAGGAGAGGGGTTTCCCTCTCCTTCTTTACTAATCTGATTTCCATATCAAGTTTTTTACAAGTTGATTATATGAGCGCAAATCTTATTACTATAGAAGATTATAAAACTTTGATGGGAATTACAGGCGTAAAGGATGATGAAAAACTTTATGTACTTATTCCCAGCATTAGTCAGCTTGTAAAAAACTACTGTGATAATACGATATTAGATTACTACTCTACTCCGTATACGGAGTATTTTGATATTCAGTGGGATACTTATACTGTTCAGTTAAAGTATAGCCCGATTGTTACTGTATCGCAAGTTTATGAGCGAGAAAGCCAAACTTCTGAATATCAATTGTTGGACGCAAATACAGACTATTGGATCGACCACATTTCGGATAGTATATTTCGTACTGATGGATCGGGTCGGTACTCAGATTGGAAGAAAGGTGTTGGAGCTGTTAAAGTTATTTACACAAACGGCTACGAAAATACGCCGGAAGATTTAAAGCTTGCTGTAGTTGATCTCATTACTTATTATCTAAAGGACGAAAGAAAAGAACGTCGCAGCCTTGGAGCTGCAACAATTTCTTATGCAAAAAACGCTAATGATGGCAGCTTTCCTGACTACATCAAAAGAGTTTTGGATATGTATAGAACATGAGTCGCCAAGCTTTACAAGGCTTACATAATCAGTTGTCTGCGAATATAAATAGCTCTCGACAACTTAAAGAGTATAGGCGACGTAGAGTTAACACTACCTATCAATCCTTGTCTATCTCTCGTCCTGTAATTAAAAAACAAATAATTACAATATTGAGAAATGCAGGCCTTACAGATACACAAAGACTTGGACGTTACTCCGACGCCGCTTCAAGTGTCCTATACGGCATTCTAAGGCAAGAATTAAAAGATAAAGGAAAAATTATAGCAAGTGCAAAAGCATATTATGAAAATATTCCCCTGAAATGGCTACAGAAAATTCCAGGTAACCTCGAGGAGTCTTTGCAGGAAGTAATAGTTACTGATCGAGGGCCTACAACATGTACAGTAGTCCTTAAAGGCACACAAAATAATAAAACAGATTTATTTAAAGTGCTACAAGATGCAAAACGCGTAGCTTCTACGGCCGCTATTCAAGAACTAAAAAAGATGGCTATTGAAGACACAACGCTTAAGAAAGAAGTAAGGGATAATATAACAAGCTTCACTTCTGGTAAATTCTTAGATTTGGCCCATATTAAGGGAGGGTCTGTTGCAGATGTGTTTGGCTTAGAGCAATTAAAGTTAGTTCAAGATTTTAAAGGCTTGCCTGTATACAATGACTTACCACAAAAAACAAAACAAATTATAGAAGAGCTGGAGCTTCAGCTTCAATCTAGTTTACGAGTTTCCTCCGGTAGAGTTGTAAGAACAGTTAGAACTACTTTGCAGAATGCTAGAATTAATAGACAATTAGGCGCGACTGAACAAAAAAACTTAAAGAAAGCTTATACTGACATTTTAGACGCAGGGCTTAGCAAGCTATCCGCCAGTTTAAAAGAATTCGCCGAAACTGAAAGTTCGGATTCTTTTTTTCAAGCATGCGAAAAAGTAATTCTAAATTCAATGAAAGGAGAGTTGAATAAGAGCATAAAAACGTCCTTTAAAAAAAGAAAAATAAACAAGTCTACAGGAAGCGTTAAAAAAGTTATTTCAAAATTTAGTACTTCAAAAGGTAATTTTAAAGACACAAAATTTGAAGCGCCAAGAGCTGCGCGAAAATCTGCTCCTCAACCAGAAGGGCCAAGCCCCTTAGAGATGCTAGCATATATTAATGCTCGAATAACTAATACTGTAGCTATGAATATGGAACTTCCAGGGCTAGAATACGACACTGGTCGGTTTGCTCAGAGTGTTAAAGCATTAAATCTTATAAAAACTCGAGGAGGGTTTCCTAGTATTGAGTACACTTATCAGCGAGATCCTTATCAAGTATTTGAAATGGGAGTAGGAAGAGCACCTTGGGCAACATCGGAGCGGGACCCAAGAAAACTAATTGATCGGTCTATTCGTGAAATTGCTGTGGAGCTTTTGACAGGTAGACTTTACACACGGAGAGTTTAATGACCGAAGCAAGACTGTACACAACCCGAAGACTTGCTATTGTAGGAGCAATTGTAGATAAGCTTGCTCTTATTAACGGCGACGGGGTTTATGTAACAGACGTTGGTGGAAACGTACATCCTCGCCTTAAGTACTGGGATGAAATAGAAGAATTTCCTTCAATTTGTGTAAACGCCGGAGCAGAGACTCGAGAATATCAAGGTGGCGGGTACAAAGATCGTTTTTTAAATGTAAAAATTACTTGTTATGTAAATGAAGAAGATCCAGTAAGCGCTCTAGAAGCCTTAATGGAAGATGTGGAAACCTGCCTCGAAGAAAACAGTAGACTAATGTATACTACAAGATCAGGCAAGGTAGGCTATACGCAAATGATCACAATATTAAGCTTAGATACCGACGAAGGAGTAATGGCTCCTTTAGGAATTGGCGAAATATTGTGCGAAGTACGATATTAATTTTGAGCTTACTAGTAAGCTCAATGCTGAGAAATCAGTTCGGAGAAAAAAATGGCGGAAAAATTACAACTTAGTAGAAATACTAAAGTTTATATCAGAGATGTGGACAGCACTCTGACGAATGCCACCCCCGTATGGTGGGAACTGCCTGTATTAGACGGGTTTGCGTTTAGTCAAGGTACAGAAAGTATCGAAATTACACTGTCCGAAGCAGCTGATTCCAATAATAGCACGCGTCGCGGTAAGCTCGCGTTCAACACAGCGTTGGCTCCTGTAGAATGGAGTTTAACAACTTATCTTCGTCCGTTTAAGAGTGTAGGCGGCCGCACCGCCTCCGTCGGTGGATTTGTAGACAACGTCGCGGGGTATGTGCACGCTGTAGAAGAACCTCTTTGGGCTTACATGGTCATGGGAGCTGGCGAGACTTACGTATCCAATACGGGCAGCGCTCGCGCAGCAGGCAATAACTGGGGCAGCACAACGACTGGTGTATGGTCGAATACTAGCCTTATGAGCATTGACTTTGCAAAGTCGAACAAGACCGCATTGCGTACATTTGAAATGTACTTTGCAATGTCTTCAACGGGTACAGGGTCTCCGGACACTGTTTATCGGTTAGTAGATGCTTGTGTTAACAGCGTAACTATTGACTTTGATATTGAAGGAATTGCACAGTTGCAGTGGGCTGGATTTGCAAAACAAATTACTCATGCAAGTTCTGCTCCGTTCTTGACCGGAACTGCAAATAGTATTACAGAAGCAGTAAACTCTACAAATACATTTATTCGTAATCGACTTACTACTGCAAACGTCGGCACGAAGATGACAAACTTTGGTGGTGACGGTACAAATAATAAATACTATAATATCATTTTGACAGGCGGCTCGATTACCATTGAAAACAACATTACTTATTTGACCCCAGAAGAGCTTGGAAAAGTAAACATTCCTCTCGGTCATGTAACGGGAACTCGTAGCGTTTCTGGAACTTTTAC